ATCAGTAATAATACTGTTTACAATTCCCTCTATTCCGCTGGTATCAACTTGAATATCTGGGCTTACATTTTTTAAAGTTTCTTCGGCTTTAAATGATTGCTGATATGCTTTTGTTATTAAATCTCCAACAATCGGTAAAGAGTTTTTAAAGCCTTGATTTGATATAACTCCTTTTTCTGTGATCGTATAACCAGACGTTTCAACATAGCCCATAAACTCATTAAAAGTAGTTCGATCCATTGTAGGATTTTGATCGCTTGATAAAAGTTTAACATTTTCAGACAAAACCGAAACAATATTTGCCATATTATTGTTATAAAAATGCGCCCCTGCTAATTGATTTCCATAAGACCCAGCCGTTTCTTGTGGGCTTTTACTTATTCTGTTGCTTTCACCAGCCCTTGTTTGTGCGGCTGCAAATACTTCAGCGGCACTTCTATGTTTGCCGCCGTAGGCATAGCCAATAGTTTCACTTAAACTTTTCTTAAAACCTTTCGCACCACTTAGACCAATTAAATCGCCAGCATTTACACTACCACTGAAACTTTCCATCTGAGTTCTCATTAAACCCATCATGGACGCCATCGTGCTTGCCAACCATTTTATAATAACATTGGATAGATTGCTTAAAATGCCGCCAGCAACCGCAGCAAGCCCCCCAGCCGCGCCAAACAGAATATAACCAACAAGACCCATGCCAGCTATTTGATTGTTTGTCAGTGCATTTGTCGCGTTGTAATTATCTGAAAGAACATCAAAAAAGTTGCGTATGCCATTAATGACGTTTCCAATAGTATCAACCGCACTTGCCGCAAACAAAACAGTATCTTTTAAGAATTTTGTAATTGTTGCTCCGACCTGTGTTGCGTTTTGCTTTAAAAACTTCATTGAGCTATCTAAATCTTCATTGATAACTCTTGCTGCTTCTTTCAGAAAATCAAAAACACCAGCTTCCATCACTGTTGCTTTAAGGTCAAAAATCTTATCGCCAATCATCGAAAGTGTACCAGTGAATGTATTCGACATTTGCTTGGCAACACCCTGCACAATACTGCCACCATCTTGAAACGCTGCTACTAGCTTTTTCTTGGTTTCATCTGCGCTGTATGAAACGCCAGCCGTAAAACCAAGCATTGCAAGAACGCCTTTTTCTCTAAACTGGTCAGCCGATGCTGCGCCAGCCGCAAGCATACGCATTAAGTTATTTGTGCTTTCTTCCATCGTAAGACCAGAAACTGCTGAAATATCAGCCGCAGCCCTCAAGAAAAAATCAACCTCTTTGATGTTACCTTTTAACTGTGCCGCCATACGGTTTGATGAACCAATTAAATCTTCAAAACTAAACGAAACCTCAGACGCAAACTGCCGTGTATTCTTAAAAATTTTATTGGCAATGTTTGTGTCTTTGGTAACAGCAACCATTTGAAACCGCACTTGCTCAAGCGTGTTTGCAACTTTAATAAAATCTCTAATTACTAAGCCAGCACCCAAACTAATAAACGCTGCTTTAAGTGAAAATATCTGTCTGGTCATACCGCGCATGACACCGATTGCGCGAGTAAATGCGCCTGTGATTACCCCTGCACTTCGTCTTGCAACGCCCTCAAGACTTCGCAAAGACCGCTTCGCGCTTTCTGCATCAACAAGAATGTTTAGCCTAGCTAGTGTACTCATTTTGTCTTTTCACTCGCAATTGTGACATATTCATTGTCCAAAGTTTGAACCAGTAGAATGAAACCCCAAAAATCTCTCTGGCTTGTCATTTCAGCAAATCGTGCAATTTCTCCAAAGGGGATTGCGCCAACCGCCATGCCTATGTTGCGACTTGATGTCAGGAACTGAAACGCTTCTACAATTTCTGATTCATCGTGGGTTATGTCTGGACGCGATTTTAAAAACGGCATTTTGATTGCATCAATTGTTCCATTAAGAAGTCGTTCTTCATAGTGGCCCCATTGCATTTGCCATCGAATCCAGATTTTTAGTTTTTTGCCATCCCTTCCAGCTTTTCATTTCTATAGTTTTCGTTGTCTTGTGCGTATTCAATTATAATCGCAAGAAACTCTTCAGCGGTTGGATCAGATAAAATCTCAAAGGCTTTTTCCTTTGTGTATTTCAGTTCTTTTCCATCCATCTTCAGACCATTCCAATCCAACAATATTGTTTCTGAAACAGCCCTTGCCATGATCTGCGATTGCATTTCTACATCTAGCTTTCCAGCATCGAACTTTCTTTGGTGCGGAGACATAAGTGCCGTAAATCGTTGTTTGAACTTTGGGTTGCCCATACGCGCCACCAGAAACGAGGTTTCATTGTCATATTCGACCCAGACCCCTTCTGATTGCGTTTTCTTGTCAACCTTTACGTTTGTTAAATCCATTATATTCTCCGTAGGTTAATGCGCGGTCTGGTCACTGCCTTTGACCGCGCTTTAGATTATGATGCGTCTGCCCTTGTGATCTTCAGAGTACACGCCTCTGTAGTATCGAATTTACCTTGGAATCCCATTTCAACCATCACATCAGCATTTGAAGAACCAGCGACCACTGTGCCGCTTGTGAACTCCATCAGTGGGATTTCGAATGTATATGAGTTTCCGTTTGTGTTGGCATTATCTTCGACTTTGAATTTCAAACCTGAGTTTGTGCCAGCAATGTATTTGTCATAAAGTGCCTTGGTTTCAAAATAGACACTCATGTTGCCTGTGACCACAAACTGACCCAAACCAATATCAGCCGCGCCAAGTGTTCCGATTTGATTATTAATTCGCAAATTGTTTGCAACCGTCAAAGACAGGCTCATACATTTTGCCAAACCTGACAAACTATCGCCTTCTTGGATTAGGGTTACATCATCAATTGCGTTCATAACCTCTGTGGTACTTGCAGAGGCTGCGTTAGGGGCTTTTAGTTGTGTTGTATCACTTACATCTAACGTGCTTCCTATGCAGCTTACAGAGCCTGTGACGATGCTCCCAGCCGATAAATTTAATGTCATGCCATCAAAGACAATATCTTTTACTCTGTGAAAACCGCCTTGTCCTGATGCTACACCGCCGAATTGCTTTTCTAGCGTGTAGGCTTTTTTGGTTGTCCCATTTTTTAGGACGTTTGTGCTATATGCGCTGCACATAACCCCTTCAAATAAATCACACATACCATGATTATTTGTGCCGCCAGCGGAATATGTACCACCGTAAGACATTTCAAAATTAATGTCGCCAGCAACGGATGCGTCTGTGCGAATAAGATCAGATACATTTCGGTCTGGTCTGATTTCATCTGATTGCGTGTTTGTAATGTTGTAAGCTATGCTCTCACCTGTTATTCGCAAGGCTTTGCTTTCAACGCTTGCCGCTGCGACTGTTCCCCAAGCTGTTTGTGGAGCAAGCAACAGGGATGCGCGATTTGTATCTGTCATCGTGAACCTCTAAGTGGTTGCGTCCCTAAAATAGGGAACTGTTAAATTTAATTGGTATCTGCCTTCGACTACCCCGACTCTTTGGACGTTTGGGGATCGACAAACGATTGTGCCGCTGCTTCCACTGCTAAAGGTTTGATTCCGAAAAATAGCGGCTATTGTATCGGCATAAGTTCTTGCAGTGTTTGAGCCAGAGTTAGTATCTGTAAAAATCTGGATCGAAATAAGTCCTGTGTATCTGTGGCGCGGAGTTGCGCCTGTTAATTCAATTTGTGTGGCAGATGCGTTTTGAATAAAAATTGCAACATACGCGCTATCCGTTGGGCGAAACCCAACATTATCAAAAACAACTGGCGTAGTTGTCCAGTTGTCCTTCATCCGCTTTTCTATTGCTGCGCGTTCATCTGCAAAACTGCCCATTATTCCGCCTGATTATTACGTTTTGTAATATTATAGGACAAAGTTCATCCTTTATCTAGCTCTCTTAGCGTTGCATTTATTTCTGCTTCTACTTGCGCCACTGTTAGGTCAACAATGTTGTCCTTTAAATCTATAAATGGTGCATATTCTACGTTATTACTTATATAAACTTCGTTTTTTCCACTGATGTATCCAACTGTATTTTGTGTGTCTGCGCCGTAATACTCAGCCGCTGCGCTTGGGGCTTCTGGCAATACAGTTAAATCAACTACTTCCTCAGTAATATTCCAAGAGCCGCGCATTCGACCAGTATCCACTCTCGTATTGCCTTTCGCTTTATTTAAAACATCAAATGAAACTCTTCGAATTGCTGTTTCAACATTTATGCCAGCTTGTTCTATAAATTTAGAAACATCTAATTCAAAAGTTTTATTGCTCATAGTGAAACCGCCACATCATAAGTTGCAACAAGATCACCCGAAAAGTTTGGAGTGACCTTAGTGATGTTGTAGCTCTTTGAATTAAACTGCACTTCATACCCAACCTCTGGCGCAAATTCTTCACCACTTCTTGCCATAATTAAAACAAAGTCTGATTTATCATAAGAAGCATCGCTTGCAGCTTTGGTCTTTGCGCTTGAAATTATTGCCTTACGTTCTTCTTCCTCAACTGTTTTTGTAATGACGCCTGTTTGTGCATTGTAGCTAGAAACCTCACCGCCGCGCATAGTGACCGTTGTGCCAAACTGGTTGACCATTTGGGCCGCTACTGGCCCTAAAGCATTATCAAGTGCTGTTGCCATGTCTTAGCCTTTTAATGGTGCGGAAAGTTCACCGCTGCTAATTGATGATGCGATAGCAGCGGCATTTGCATATTTCTTGTGGAGGCTTATGCGGAAATCTTGAATGTACATTTCAAACTTGAGCGTGTTGTCATAATAAGTGCCAATCATTAGTTGATCCAAAGTGTAATTCGTATTATCTGTGGTCGTGTCCTTTAATACGCCATCAAAATAATATGTAGTGTTGTTTGAACTCAACGAAGCATCCCTCTGCACTACAACGTGAACCCAGCTTCCGCTTGTTGCGGCAAAGGGGATGTTCGTTCCAGAAGTGCCGTTGAACCGCCTGTAATTTCCTCCACTATGGATGCCTAATGCTGGCCCTTTTTCTGAACCAGCATTAAAATTTAATGGGTAATGAGCGTCGGAAATTTGAAAGATTCCACCCCAGCTTGAACTTGATACTTTGTAAAGCCAGAACTCGATTGTGAATGAGCCAGTCCCAATAGTCGGCACTTGAAAGTTCGTAAAATCATTGACTCCATCAAAATAGACGGAATACGTCCCTGCATGTTTTGTCTGAGTGTTTGATCCTGCGACTTCCCCTACTGTCACACCAGATTTAAAAGCTGTTTTTATGTTTG